TTGACAGTGCTGTTTCCGCGATACCTAGAGGAAGCACATATATTAAGGTAATCAATGAAAATAATATCAGGTCTAAATGACTTTTTAAGTTGTAACTCATTAAGAAGTGCTTTAAAATGTCCACTATGTGCAGATGCAGTTGGATACTCTTTAATTATAAGAGTACCCTGTGTTTTTTCTGCAATGTGTGTGAGTTTGGAATCAAAGATTGCTTTTGGTACTTCCGAGATATCTTTAATATTAATATTTAAGAGGTTTGCGTCAATTCTTTCAGCAATTCGTTCTTCCGCCATTTCCATTGTAATGTAGAGAACGTTCCTCCCCTGGAGCAACACGGAGCTAGCAACATGGCACATGAATAAAGACTTGCCGACACCTGTACCAGCAAGCGCGATATTAAGAGTCTTGTTAGGTAAACCACCTTTCGTGATTTTGTTAAAATATTCAAGGTCGAACTCAACCCTGTCCTCTTTCTTTCGATAAAATTCATAGCGTTCCTGATAATCGTCAAGGTAATCATGACCCACATGGGAATCAAATCCTACCGATAGTGCATCTTGTAAAATTGATGGGATTGCGTCTCTAGTTTTATTTTCATCATTCCCATCAGCAATTTGAATTGCTTCCATGAGAGCAAGATAGATTGCTCGTTCTTTACACCACTTTTCTGTGGTGTCAATTAGCCATTGCATTTCAGAAGAAACTTCTTCTAAACAATCAATAATATGAACACACTGTTTGTATGTTTCTTCTGTCAAATCATTTCTATTCTGAAGTTCAATAAGGACAATCTCCTTAGAGATTTCTTTATCATACTCTTGAATAAAGGTTACGATCTCCTCAAAAATAACTTTTTTAGGTAAATCTTCAAAGTAATTACTCTTAATAAAAGGAATAACTTTACTTATATATTCCTTATTAAAAATTAAATTTGACAGAATCAAAAATTCAACTTTATCCATTAGGCACCATAACTAAATTCTAGTTTTGAAATTCCGTCAAGTTTTTCCATTACGTCTTCGGTAAAGTATTTTTCAGGTTCTTTAAGAATGGCCTTAGCATATACTTTTTTACTCTCACCGTCAACCATCATCTCATATCGACCAGCAACGTTTTTCCAAAGTCCGCCAATCTCACCGAGTTCAAGAAGACCGTAATATCGATCAAGACCACGCTCATCGTAATAAAGACGTATTTCAACTTGTTTGTTCTCCTTACTTAAACGCGACTTAGCAGTCTTTGCTTTGATAATATTTCCAATGACTTCCGTTCCATCCTTCTCTTTCTTTTTGCTGAGATAGATGATTGTAGAAGCAGCATACTTGAGTCCACTGCCTCCACCCATTTCCTTTGTAGGTACGTAAGATCCGATAACATCGTAAGTGTGGTTAGTAACAATCATTGGAATATTTGCCTGACCAAGTTTTAAAGTGAGCATACGGAATGCACCTTTGATCAGTTGAGATTTAGTCATATCACGGACTTGTTTATCGTTCAGTGCATCAGTGATCTCCTTCTCTGTCGATAGCATACCAAGAGAGTCTAGCACAAACATCAATGGTTTACGATCTTCTACAGGATCTTTCATATATCTATCAACCGTCCTGAGTGCTTTACTACGAAACTCTTCTACGGTGACCACATTCATTACTACTGTTCGATTCAAATCTAACCCACGACTTGCGAGTAAAGACTTATTAACAGCGGCTTCAGTGTCAAAATATACACAGATACCATCAGGGTTAGAATCCAGAAAATTTTTGACGACGGCAAGAGAGAAGAAAGTTTTTCCAGTGCTAGACTCGCCAGCAATGGCAGTAATCTTATTCCCAGATACGCCACCAAATATAGACCCTGAAACAAGTCCATTAAAAATGTACGAACCTGTATCAACAAATGTCTCACTTTCATCAATATCTGCTGCAATTTGTGCGTACTCCTTTCCTATCTCCTTTACAATATCACTTAAAAAATCCATCAGTCCCACCTTTTTGTTTTTAAATATTCTAATACGTCTCCACGTATATCCATTAATTCATGATAACATCTTTGATTATGAGCACATTGTCTAAGTGCTGCATCTGGTTTTATGACTGACTCAATAAAAATATCGAGTCCTCGATTCCATTTGTCCTTTTTAGACTCTCCATCTTCAATTACATATTGGTCGTGCATAGGATCTCCAGAGAATAAATTTACTATACCATCAAATAAAGAAAGAATCAAGGGTTGTTTTTTCCTCAAACGACCATCCAATAGAATTCAAGATAACCTTAAGAGGATCTAAGAATCCCTTTTCAAATTGCAAATCGTAATCTACATAACTTTGAAGTTCAAGTTCTTTTGGAAAATCTTGGATAAAAGAGATTACATTTTCATGAATTGGATTAGGTTTTTTCAAGTAACAAAACTTGATTTTTTCTCCACTCTGTATAAGTGAATATTTATTTGTAAGTTTATGGTTCTTTATATAAAAATTAAATAGTAAAGCACCCCTGCAATGAATAGGAGTTCCCTTTTCATAAATCGAATTCGTAGATTTATATTTTTCTACATTAGAAACAGATCTTGGAAAAGATATAGATTCTGGAGGAAGTGTCTTAAATTCAGTGCGACATTTATCAATAAACCGAATTACTTCATCTTCAGTTCCACTCATCACCAATTTAAGTCCATCCTTAATCATTTTCCTACAAGGAGCAGGTGTTGATGATTTTACTGCTTCAATACCCATGATTTTTAGTTTGGGTTCATCATACCGAACACCTTCACTATCCCATACATTAAGAATATAACGTTTCTTGGCAGTCCAGATACCACGATCCGCAATATTCTCACGCTTCATTTGCATTTTTTGTTCATATGCCGAAACGTAATCCGCAAGTTCCTGATAAGAGGATTCGATGAATGGTTCCAACTTATCTTCACAGATCTTATCAAGTATTCCAACAATCTTTGCTTTGTCGCTAGACTTATTACTAAAAAATTTATCAACAAGAGGTCCAAGATTAAGATAGATTGAGTCGGTATCACTTGCAATAACATAATCGACCTCCTCCGTAGAGAGTAGTTTATTTAGGTATTGGTTCATCTTACTTTCAATCCAACGAATTGAAACCTGACCAGAAAGTGTGATTGCTTCAGCGTTTGCTAATTTATAATAGCGGAAGTATTGATTACCAATCGCACCATAGGCAGAGTTAAGAGAAATCTTTTTAGCCATCTGGATGTTGTTGCATCTGGCAATTTCTTTTTCGAGTTCTTTAGTTGGAGTTTTTTCATACTGTTGTTTAGCAATGAGCATTTTCTTTTTGAAGATCGTTCTCTCACCATACATCTTTGACATTAACTCAGGAAGAAATCCTTTTATATCTTTACGATACATGGCACCATTTGCACAAATGGAATTTTGATTATAATCATCAAAGTTTAATTGTTTCTCAAGTATTTTATCAACCGTAACTGTAGGATGTCTCTCTTCAAGTAAAGTCTCTGGAGAAATATTATATTGCATAATAAGGTGGGGATACAGACTATTAAGGTCAAAACTTACCACCCAATCATACTTTCCAGGTATAGGTTCTTTGACATAGGCACCTGCATACTTCTCATTTTTGTCTGAACGAACTTTAGGAGGAATAACAATATTACGCCGTTTCAATTCATTATAAATGATATTATCCCACATACGAACTTGATAGAACACATCATTAAAATTAACTTTGGCATCAAATGCCATTGTTATTGCAAGTTCAATGAGTTTCATCTTGTCTTCCAAACGGTCAACAAGTTCCACGTCAATAATATTGTATTCTACAAACTTTTGCCACCCTTGTGTATAGAAGTCTTTAAATGTTTCAAACTCTGAGTGATCAAGTTTTTTCTGACCAAGTTCTACATTTGCAATATGATCCAAACGATAGGACTCTTGAGCAGAATATGTGAATTTTTTATACAGATCAAGATAGTCTAATTGAGAGATTCCTCCAATATCAAAACAGATTTGCTCTCGATTGTTTACAAATACCTTATCTTGACTAACCAATCCCCATGGAGAGAAAGACTTCATTCTCTTCTCACCAAGAACTCGATTCAATCTTCCACAGATATATGGAATATCGAAAAACTGAATGTTCCATCCAGTAATTACTTCTGGGACATTAGTTATCCAGTAATCTAAAAACATATTAAGTAGTTGATATTCAGAATCACACTGAATATACTTAACATTATCCTGTTTATTTAAAAACGGATTTATACCCCAAGTAATAATTTTCTTAGTTGCATAATCCTGAATTGTAATTAGAAGAATCTCTTCAATACACTCTTTAGGATCTGGGAAACCATTTTCAGATGTTGTTTCAATATCAAGTGTTATCAATTTGATTTTTGAAATATCAAATTTAATTTCATTTTCAGAATACTTATCGGAAATATATTGATATACATATCGGTCATTTCCGTAAATTTTAAAACCCTCAAGATCATCATACTTTTTATAAAACTCTCTACAGTCTCTCACTGTGCCAGGTTTTAACTCTTCAACATACTCCCCTTCAAGAGTTTTATATTGAGTGGTTTTTTTTGATTTCACAAATAACGTCGGAGAATACTCTTCTCTGAACATCACATGCTCGCCATTCTCATATCCACGAACAAGAAACTTGTTCCCAATCATCTGAACATTAGTATAAAAACGCATTACTTAATAAGACTCTCGTATTGATCAATTAAAGTTTGTTTGGGTTCAACTATCGTTAAAATTTTATCTGAATGTAACATAACCAGGTCTTGATCTGTGTAGTTAGATAACCATGGTTCCATAGTGTGTCTAGAATCTGCATACTCTTTAATTCTAAACGGTTTGACAATTTTACAGTCAGGTTCTCCCAACTCAGAAGTGACCTCCTCAATCTTGCCAATTAAAACTTCGTCATTTAACAAAATTACTTTAATCATTTTAAGTTCTCCGTTGATTCATTCTACCAAATAAAAAGGGGGTAGTCAACTGGATTGTGCCAGTTTACCCCCCTGCGGCGACGATATTTAACAAGGTAGCCTTAACTATTTAGAACCAATCTCTCCTCTTATGCGCTTCAGGAACGACTTTACCTAATGTGATGCTTAGCAACCCATCCTCAAAGCTAACTGATCTAACTTCCGTCTCGTCACTGAGGGTCCATGATCTAGTGAAAGATCTTTGAGCCACTCCTCTATGGACATATTCTGTTCCAGTTTCTCCATCTTCTCTTTGTCCTTCAACAAAAAGTTTTCCGTCTTGTGTGTAGACATTTACTTGCTTTTTTTTAAATCCTGCTAATGCTAGTTCTAGTCTCGATTCTACGTTACTGACCGTGACTAGATTGTATGGAGGATAATTAGTCGTCGTTTCATGCAACGCAAACAGACGATTAAAGTATTCATCCATACCAATACTATTCTTATTTATACGATCTACCAATCCAGGCAGATCCGCAGCAGTAAACCGTGTAAGGTTTGTCATTGTACTTCTCCTTAATAAGCGAGATTTGATTGTGTGGACCCCTAAGGCATCCATTAGCGTAGAAGAGGTTCTAGGAACCCTTCCTCCTACACTACTAATTATATATGAAACACAAAAAAACGGGGTAGTGATCCCCGCATGTTTTTATTCGGTTTCTTGGGGTTTACTTTTTTTACCAATGTTATATTTTTGTTCTAAAATCCATTCACTCTTTTCTTTATATGAAATGACTTTGATTTGATTCAGTGGTGCAATATCTACGATCTGTTCTTCATTTACAATTCCAACCAGACCCCAATCAACAATTAAACGAATAATTCTATTCCGTCTTTGAATATCATTTACAGTTAGATTTGCATGTTTACCATCTAATGCAAATAACTCTTTAAAGTGGGTGATGTAGTATCTTCCCTGCTTATGTAAAATATGAGCACTCTGATAAAGTTTCTTTTCTTTGCGAGAAGCAACACCAATTCGGGTTAGAGTCTCACGAACTTTCAGGAAGTCATCTGGTTCCTTTAAAAGGACTTCAACCATCATTTCAGAAGTCCAATGTACTTGAGGCTCGTTTTTCATGTTAATCATTTTCATCCACCAGTTTCAAATCGTTTTTTGATAAATTCTATTTGATCTCTTGATAAAATTTTTAGTGCCTGGTATGCTTTTTCATCACTATAACCATAGTAATTTTTAATAATTTCCAGATCTTCAATTTTATCTTTTCGGATCCAAGGAGTAAATCTCTTTTTTTTCCTGATTATATTTATATAAAAAGAATATTGCATGTCTTTATCTAAAAAATGATACTTATTCATCTCATTTGTTAGTAACACACAATCAATATGACCAGATAAACATCGGTTAATAATAAAAGGTGGATATTGTTTGATATTATCTGGATCTTCTTTAAGAAGATCTTCTTTAGTAAAGTTGATAGAATTCAACCAGTCCTTTAGTTCATACTTCATCTAATAATCTCCAAATCAATTCCTGGTTTCCATAGTTCTAAACTAGTACGAAGTTTTTCTTGTTGGATTAATTTCTCATACCTCTTAGTTGCTTTCTTTTTCCACCAAGAAATTACTTCTTCTGGTTCATATCCAAACTTAGAGATATAATAACGCTTCTTCTCAGTCAGACTTTTGGCATGTTCAATACACTTATTAAACTCATCAAGTTTAATTTTATCACTCAATGAATTTTTAATGATTGAAATCATCTTAGTTTGAATCTTCAGTTTCTTAGAAGACTTATCTGCTGATATTAATCGTTCTCCGTTATTAGCATTGTTATTAAACCACCAAAACATTTCCCTAAAGTATTCATCATGAAACAATGGTAAGAAATTACTTTCAGTATCCCCAATGTGTCTGACATATGGTTTCAAACCATCGTACATAGAAACACCTTTTGTAGTTCCATACAAAGAAGTCGTTTCAAAATACTTCAAATCTATATTATACTTGCTATCAAACTGGCGTTTAAGTTCGTTTGATGATGCTAATAGTGCTAGAAGTTTTCCACCAAGATAGTTATAACCAAATGGTTGAACTGGAACAATATTAAATCCCATAACAAATTCTTTGTTAATGGTGGAGAGTGGTAGAATTTCTTTAAAGTAATCGTTCCTAGGTTTTGAATTGATTGTTGGAGATCCAAATCTAACAACACCAATTACTTTATCTGTTGTGGTTTCAGTCACAATCCATTTAAGTGTTCTTCCTGGAATTGCCTCTTCAATCGGGTTTGAAGCAGTATCATTCAAGATCTCAGAATATAAATCTTGGTTGTACTTAGACTTTGGTTTTGGTGAAGTATCAACAACATGAATAGAAAAATTCATGTCCTGGGGATGAATAGAAAAATCGGAAAACATTTGATCTTCAGGACCAAATAGTTTTCCGTTTGAATCATTTAATCTACTGTTCTTTACAAACCGAAGATAGTCATCGATTCGATTAAACTTGGAGTAGTAGGTTATAAATTGATCTGCTGCCCATACAGCATCTTTTTCAGTTAGTAGTCCTTGCTTCATACATATCCATTATCATATATTTAAATTTATCAAAGGATTTCCTGAAGGTTATCTAAGATTTGATCAGAAGTCATAGACTTCTCTGTAGGTTCAACATTTTCAGCAAGCATAGTAAAATCACCAGGAAGGAACTTAACCTTTGCACAAGGAGATTTTGGAGTATAGTAGACACGTTTTTCTACTGTATCCCAATCAACATATGCCATAGACATACGTTCTGTATCAACAAGAAGCATGTAATCAAAGGTCTTTTCTACAACTTTATTTTCACTATGAAAATTCTTAAGAATAATACTTTTAGTAGATCCATTCTTATTGAACATACGAAGAGTTCCTTTCATCTCATAGTTGACATTATCCTCAGAGACAAAATCAACTCCGTCTTTATAATCACCAACATACTCAAGTTGACCATCACTCCACTTAGCAAAAGACTTCTCCTGCAACCAAGTACGGATGGTTTTGAATGCATTAGACTTCATCTGCTTTGTGTTAGTTGCATTTACACAACCAAAAAATTCTTGGAGGTTAATGCGATCAATGTTAATCATAATGTAATTAGGTTTACTCCGTCAGTTTAGCACTCATAAACGATCAATGGAACGTGTCATAGTCCAGATCTATAAGCGTCCCTTTGAATTTCCCGATCTAGCATATAAGCCAAAATTGAATCTAGACTTCTGGACATCGATCCATAACTAGAACCAACATACATTTGTCCAGAAACAACTGCAATTGTTGCAAGTGCCCAAAAATAATAATAAAATCTTGATTTTACTTGTGATCTAATTTTTCTTTTCATTGTAAGTAATAGTAATTTTTTTTGTAGAGTTTCCTGCTTGATCCCAAACAGTAGAATATTCAACTTCTCCGTTCATCAATTTACAAATTCCCTCAACTTGGAAATGAGCAAGAAGTTTTTTTTCATCTTCAGACATATTCACAAAATTAAACTTTTACTGGGTGTTTGAATAGGTGAGAACATATTTGCATATCCTTCGACTGTAGTATCTTGAGGTTCAGCCATGTATACAACATAGTTCCTAGGGATTTCTATTTGTCCATCCTTTTCTTTTAGAAGAGGAGACCAAGGAACAAATCCCATTTGACCCTGACCTGTAGCAACAGCAACAATAGGATTGACAAAAACAATACTGTTTTCTTTTTCTTCAACTACATCTGCAACAACATCCTCGCCAGACCACATACGAATTAGTTTAACATTCATTGTTTAGTACTCCATACATTAAATTCATTATCGCATACTGGAGGTCTAATTGTAAACCCCCACTTGTCAAGTTTACCTCATTCAATACCTTTAGGGAAAGATTCTATCTCAGTCAACTCATAGTCCCAGTCTTCCATAACTGTATTAGCAAGAAATCTATCAGAAAGCATTTCAAGTTCCTTCTCAGCATACTCCCTAGTCTCTGCTTCCAACCAAATATCAACTACCTTACCAAGTCTGAGTTTCTTGATGTTTAACTCAGACAATCGCTTACAGGCATCTCTCACAGCATTACCTGGTGAGTCATCAACCTGTGATCTCAGACGGATGAATATTTTT